TGGGGTCAGAGAAAAAGAAAATTCATCCTTTGACATTAAAGAAAAAGATAATATTAAAAGTGAGGTAAGAACTATAACAGATATAGTTAGCTTTGCATCCTCAAAAGAAGTTGGGTTTGGTAGAAAAGTAACCGAAGAAGGACTCAAAGAAAAATTAAATTCAGTTGATAGATTTATTCTTATTGATAAAAGATTACTCGAATATGGAGTTATAGACACTATAGAGTTGATTGTGGAAGATGTTGAAAATTTACCATTGAGAAAAAATAAATCTATTTCTGCTAAGAAATTTTTTGAAAAATATGATAGAAATAAATAAAATATTTAATGAAAATTGTTTAGAAACTTTAAATAGACTACCTGACAATTTTATAGATTTAACAGTAACTTCACCACCTTATGATAACCTGAGAACATATAATAATTTTGTTTCAGAAAAAAAAAATAGAATTTAATGGGTATTCATTTGAATTCGAAAAGATAGCAAAAAAATTACATAGAACGACTAAAAAAGGAGGAATAGTTATTTGGGTTGTTGGTGACGGGACAGAAAAAGGGAGTGAAACAGGAACTTCATTCAGACAAGCCCTTTTCTTTAAAGAAATCGGATTTAACATCCACGATACTATGATATACATGAAAAATAATTTTTCAAACCCATCATCAAATAGATATCACCAAATATTTGAATACAAGTTTGTATTATCTAAAGGAGAACCAAAAACTTTTAATTCGATTAAAGATATAAAAAATGTTTATGCGGGACACGTTGGGAGTTGGGGTAAAAACACATCTAGACAAGTTGACGGAACCATGGTAGAGCACAAAAAAAAAGTCATACAAGAATATGGACAAAGATATAATGTTTGGACTTATAAGACATCAAAGAATGGTCAAGAAAATGAAATTGCTTACCAACATCCCGCAATATTCCCAATTCAATTGGCAAAAGATCATATTATAAGTTGGACAAACCCTCAGGATTTGGTTTATGACCCTTTTATGGGTAGTGGAACGACCGCCAAGGCGTCTATTGAAACCCAAAGAAATTTTTTGGGGTCAGAAATATCTCAAGAATATTTTAACCTTAGTCAAAAAAGAATAGGTGTTATTTAAATTTTATTCTTATATTTGTAGAACAATTAAAAACACACACATGAATTACTTACTTTTTGTTTATTACAACGACACGGCCGAGAACTCAGAAAAATCAACAAATGAAATTGCTATCCGAATTGCAGAACAAATGACATCAAAAGAGGTGAAGTTTATGTTTGGAGATAAACACGCAATATTTCATTTCGCTTCAGATATGCCAATGGAAGAAATGGGAGAATGGATTGATATTATCAACGACGAACTTGATTGTTTCCAATATCTCTTGACAACAAAACCAAGAAGTTTGGCATCCAACATGCCAAAAGACAACCTTGATCATTTGTTGTCGGAAAAAAAAACAAAACTAACCAAAAACAAACCAAAACCTCCAAGAATCAATTATGAATTCAAAGCGTCAAAATATGATAATAGTTTTATGGATTTATCAGACATCCTCATAAATTTAAAAAAACCACATATTTGTAATATGACACTTGATGAATTACTTGATAAAATTAGTTTTCAAGGAATTGAGTCACTTACAGAGATCGAAAAACAAAAGTTAGTAGAGTATTCAAATTTAATTTAATTGAATATATGAAAGACAAAAACACAGGAGCGCAAATAAATCAAGACGAAATACAACATTACCTTAAAGATATCAGAAAAATTAAGGTAATGACGGTTGAGAGGGAAAAAGAACTGGCCAAGAAAATGAGGTCAGAAGAAACATCCACTGCTGAACGAAGACGAATTGAAAGGGAACTTATTGAAGGAAACCTCCGTTTTGTGATCACAGTTGCTAAACAATATCAAAATCAAGGATTGGATCTATCGGACCTGATTGCTGAAGGTAATCTTGGTCTTATGAAGGCGATTAAAAACTTTGATTGGAATAAAGATTTTCGTTTCATATCATATGGTGTATGGTGGATTAAACAATCGATCATACAGTCCTTAAATGACAACGCAAGAACCATTCGACTACCGGTCAATGTTGTCCAAGATTTACAAAGGGCAAAAAAAGAAGTTGAGCAGTCAGGAAAAAAACTTGACGATAGGTTTTCAACTTTACCATTAATCATCGACCTTGACATGAATATCAATGAAGAAGGAGATACGTTATTAGACATGATTGAAAATAAGGACGCAGAACTTCCCGATGCGGTATTTGACACAAAAGACGTGTTAAAACAAAAGTTGTTTGGTCTTTTGGATGTTTTGGATGATCGTGAAAGATCAATCGTTGGTGATTACTTTGGTTTAACTGGAACACCACGAACTTTGGAGGACATTGGTTCAGAACTTGGTTTAACAAAAGAACGAGTTCGTCAGATCAAAGAAAAAGCCCTTAGACTATTACGAAATGACTCTTCAGAATTATTTGACTATCTATAAAATAATTTTTCACTAATAGTGAACCACTATTTTTAATAATTGGAGGTTTATATTTTTATATGATTTGTTATTTTAATATTTATATATAAAAATAAACCGAATGAACAATAAATTACTTTCATGGTTATTACTATTTTGCGCTCTTGGATTATCAGGAACCGCGGCATATTATAGTGTATACGGACTCTCAATTATTTTTTCAGGAGTTGCGATTCCTGTTATCATTATGGGATCTTTTTTGGAAGTTTCCAAAATTGTAATTGCAACCTACCTTCACGACACTTGGAAAAAAACATATGGTCTATTAAAGATTTATTTAACGACCGCTATTTTGGTTCTATCGATTCTAACTTCGATAGGTATATATGGGTTATTGGCAACAGGGTTTCAAAAAAGTATTGCGGGACTTGAAATTAACAACAAGAAAATTGATAACATCGAGGTAAAAAAAAGTAGGTTTGAAAAAATAAAAGAAGAACACCAAAAAGAAAAAAGAGTTTTGGATTCAGATATTACCAATTTAAGAAACGCCCTTTCAACAAATACAACAACTCAAATTGTCGATAGACAATCAGGAAAATTAATAACAAGGGCAAATGATGCTAACAGAAATGCATTTGAAAAACAACTAAGAATCGCTCAACAAAATAGAGATACAATCTCATCGAAGATTGATGCAATTAACGAAAGTATTACAAATTTGGATATTCTAATTTTGGACATTTTTTCAAAAGAAATTGAAACGGGTGAATTGGGAGCGATAAAATATTTAAGTAAAATTACAGGATGGGAAATTAAAAAAACCGCAAACTTTTTTATTCTAACTTTAATTTTTGTATTTGATCCCTTGGCAATTGCTTTGGTTATTGCAACAAACCAATCATTTAGAAATTACAGAAGAAGAAAAGAGGATGAAGAAGAAATAAAACCTGAGAATGAAAAATATCCATTCCAAGACGAGTTGGAAGTTCCTGAAAATTATTTAACTTATGGTGAACATAAAATTTACCAAGATGAACCTGAAATAGTTGAAAAAATTGTTGAGGTTCCCGTTGAGGTTGAAAAAATTGTTGAGGTTCCCGTTGAGGTTGAAAAAATTGTTGAGGTTCCCGTTGAGGTTGAAAAAATTGTTGAGGTTGAAAAATTAATCGAAGTTGAAAGAGAAGTTCCGATTGAAAAAATAATTGAGGTTCTAGTTGAAAAAATTGTTGAAGTTCCAATTGAAATACCATATAAATATTATGTGAATGATATGGGACAAGTTTTCGACCAAGATGGAAATGAAATTGATCAAATTTTGTTTGAGAAAAAATTAGAAGATATGGAAAGAAAAATATTAAAATACAAAAAATAAAAAATGGAGATAATCGAACAAATTATTTCATCAAACTTTAACAAAGATAAAGAAAAAAAACAAATTGTTTTAACACATACCGCACGACCAATTTTCGATTACTTAAATTCTTTGAAATATAGATTTAATGGAGATCCGATTAGACTTCCCCATTATTTGATTGGAAGGGATGGTAAAATATTACAAGTTTCAGATGATTTTATAAATGGAAATTTTACAAGTAATAACATAATAAATTATAAATCAATTGTCATTTGTTTAGAAAATTTAGGTTGGTTAGAAAAAGTTTCTTTAAAATACTATCACACAAATTGGATTGGTAATATTTATAAACAAAAAGTCTTTGATCGAAAGTGGCGAGATTATTATTTTTGGGAACCATATACAGATAAACAGATGGAATCCACCGTTTATTTGTGTAAAAAGTTATGTGAAATACATAATATAGAGTTGAGGTCTATTGGACATAACACCAAAGTTAAAGGAGTTGAATCTTTTTTTGGTATTCTGACAAGATCCAACTTTGATGATTTTGCAACGGACTTAAGTCCTGCATTTGATTTTGAAAAGTTTGATAAATTATTGAAAGATGAATAAATACGAAGAAATAAAATCACTACTTGAGGCTTCAAGATCTGTTTTGAAAAAAAACATGAATAAAAGTCAAAACCGAGAAATACTAAAAAAGTATCAAATTTTAAACGAAAGAGAAATTGAAATTGATACTATAGAGAAGTCCAAGGACGATCAAGAAATGTCAATTAAAAAAGACTCTGATGAAATTGGAAAAAAAGTTAGAAAACAAAAAGGATATAAAATTCAAGGAAATATTTTGATTTTACACGGAAAAAACGAATCTGAATTGGAACTAACTACCGATGAAAAAAATGCCTTTGTTGAAAGCGTGGATGAATTTAGAAATGAGGTGGCAGAACTTGTTGAGTTTGGTAAAATGAATTTATACCCTGAAAATGTTGAATGGACAGGAAAAATTATGGAATTAAATTTGGAATTTTTCTATACAATTAACGAATCACAGGGAATTTTTATAAATGGAAAGATGATAAAACTTAATGAAGAATATATTGAAATGGTTGGGAAACTTCAACAGAATTATGAAAAGTTTAAAACTAAATGGAGTAAAATTGTTGCATCAAGACAAAAATTATGAAAGATTTTCTAAAATATAATTGGAAAACAATTACTCTTACAATATTAGGAGTAATTTTTGTTTATTTATTATTTAGAACTTTAACACCCGTTCCCGATCCCTCAGAACTTAATGAGTATAAATTAGAACAGATCGACAAAAAAGTTAAAGACATAGAAAATCTACAAAAAAAAATAAGTGACTCAATTATTTCGTATAAAAAACAAATTAAGGATATTGATAATAAAATTTCTAATATTAAAA